CATCAACAGCAGTTTGTACATTCGCAATATCAGTCGAAACATTCGCAATATCTGTAGACACATCAGTATCAGCAGGCGTACCTATCAGTGTTGTAAACCATTCTTTTAAGTTCTCAACGCCTATACTCATTTCTTCTTCTCCTTTTTAATCTTCTCAAGTTTTTCCAAGCCCTCAAGAACACCAACTAAAGAGACCTTATCAACAATTTTATCAAACTCAATTTGAATAAGTCCTTTAACTACACCCAAAGCCAAAGGTTTAACAAGTTCATTTATATAATCATTTGCGGATTTCTTAACTTTCTTTGCTTCGGTTTGTAAAATCCTATCCTCAACATCACCTAATGTTATGTTAATCTGATAAGTATTCATTTCTCACTCCGTCCACACATTAACATATTGAAGTTTTAAATCACTTTGAACTCCGTTAGTATTCTTACTTGCTCCGAGAAAACTCATAACTCCACCCGGAACTCTTGTTTCATGCGTAGCAAGTAAAGTCCCATCGACATATAACTTAACATCAGTTGTTGATAAAGAAACTAAGTATTTTTGTTCCGTATTTTCTGTAATACTTGCAGTTATTGCAGTAGCTTCGAGTGTAGTTCCATCATCTGTGCAAAACCGCACAACGTCATTATCACAATGTATTCCCGCACTCCAGTTAGTTCCCGCATCATAACTACTCGCTACACAAACAGCGGCTTTGCCAAATCCAAAAGCATATTCACCTTCAGCATTTACAATATTAACTTTAGATTCCCAATTTAAACTTAAAATATCACCATCACTCTTATCTATATTCCAAGTTTTCAATCCATTAGTATTGATAGTACTATCATTAGTTGCAGCTGACCCAGCGTGTAATCTACAAAATCCTATCGCCTCAGCACTCATCTCGACCGTAACTGTTCCATCATTGTCCTCAATAACAGCCCAATTAGCAGCATTAGGATTAGCCCCCTCAGCTACATTATTAAACCACTCCATTAGTCCTTTCTGACCTCTACATCCAAGCAGACTTTTTTCCTTGTTTGAAAACAAAGTAGTTCTTAGTTCCTCACTTCCAATACTCATTTCTCACCTCCTTTTTAAATTATTTCACTATTAAATAATTTAAGGCGTGGATTCTATATAACCCTCTGCAAAGAGAGTAACTTTATTAGCCGTACCACAAACCGCTTGTAACGTATCACCTTCATCCGCAAGATACATAGGCACATCATTAATTATAACCGTTTGTAGAGTTGTTAAAGTTTTCTTATAAATCTGATTAGCCGCTGATGCTGTACCGGCAGAACCACCATCATCAGGAACTACATACAAAGTTACCGTTAGTGATGACGTATGAGTATTGTGAAGATAAATCCCATTACAATGCACGGTCTGATCTGCTGCATTTGTAATATGAGCAGCAGCAGTAGCTGCGATATAAATAGTTGTATTAAGTTGCTGGAAACCAGTTGCCATTATAAACCTCCTCTTGTTAAACCATACATTAAGAGAAAGGAAGATGCAAAAGATAACTCTCCTAACCCTCCACTTATTTCTCTACTATCAACTCCATTATGAACATGACCTGTGGTAATATCAAAAGCATTGTTAAAAGCGGTCTTGATAAGGTTTAAATTATACATTACATTCGTAGCACTATCCGCATTACCTGACGTATGTGTGCGAAAAGTTCCAATCGCTGTAGCCATTACAAACCTCTCTTTATTTGATAAGTTATCTGAGCTCCACCATAAGCTATTTTGTCTTGATCTTCAGAACCATCATTTGTGATTATAAGTTCAATGAATGTTCCGAAATCATTTATTCCTACAGGATAAGGTAACATTGGAGCATCAGCCCATAAAACCTCCGTCCAAGCAGCGGTGATATCAGGATCACTTGTAACAGCAAATCCATCATTCCAGTAAGAAATATGACCTTCAACTTTTAACACAACTCCAGTATCAGGCTTGCGATATCTTCCACTCATGTTATATTGTAGAGTGGTTGAACCATTTACATTTTGAAAAAGATATAGTATAGCTTTTCGGAAATTCTTTCTATAAGCTAATCCAGAGGGCAATGCAGGACCAAGATGAATAAGTGTTTCAATATCTTGACCAGTTCCATCACTGTCATCATCTTTGAAAGTAAAATCTTCTTCCATGATATAAACTTTACCTTTGGAATCACCTCGATAAACTGAAAAACTTCCATTTGTATTAGTTATTAAACCATATGAGGAAACTTCATAACTTGTACCTTCCCACCAACCATTCCAGATATCTTGTCTTAAACCCTGTATGTTAATATGACTCAAAGCGGTGTTGTAAACTAACTCAGTGTTATATACAGAAGATGATCCTGTTTTAACCCCCCAACGAATCTCTTGAGCTTTATCTACATATATCCCTTCATATTCGTCAAAGGAGTTAATCTCTAAAAACTTTTTATTTATATTATCTGATATTATGTGAACTTGTAAACCGTCTGTAGTTTGACTCCTTAAGACACCAGAGTAGAAGTTAGTCTGATTACCAAAGAATATATTATCCCCAACTGTGACAATTCCCCAATGAGATGATGCTCCAAACCCTCTTGCTACTAAAGTCTGTTGGAGAGATGTACTTTCGGGATTTCCCTCACTATCAATATAAACTGAGTTTTTCTTAAAAGCTACTAAAAAGCTCCAAGCTGAACCTATTCCATTTATTGGTTCTTTGTCATCATCGTAAGAGAAGTACGCATCAGCTCCCCATGATGTTGGATCTAATAACCCAGATGCATAAATTCTTGTAGGTGTATCCGCACACCCCGATGCCATTAAACGATTTTCATAAACAAATAGATATTTTGGTTTGTAAGTAGCTACAAAGTCACTAAAATCACTTAACAACTGAGTTACATCAGTACCATCGTATTTTACAAAGTCAACTCCATTTGCAAGTATGGCAATCGACCCTCCAGAACCATCATTGAAAGTAACAACTGATGGCTTGTTATCAGAGTTTAATGTTCCAATTCTTGTAAGAGTTCCATCCTCTAACTTGTACCAATTCTTACCTATGGTAACTAAAGTTTCTCTTATGATCTTTGAACCAGAAGGTCTTGCATATTCATGAATAGAAGTTACTTCATCAGATGGAGAAGTGCTATTAAGGAGTCTTGACCCACCTCGTGTATAAGCTATACCTCTTTCATTAATATGAACATTCTTCAAGATATAAGCTTCAACATTTCGAATAGATAGAATGTTATCTATATATCTACAACCTCCAAACAAAGGCGGTAAATTAAGAACTCTTTTCCGAATCGCCATTTTCGTCTTCCTCGTTAGATTCCCTAATAACAGACATTCTTCTTCTAAGTTCTTCTGAACCCAAACCTTTTGCCTCAACCTTATCTTCTTGTTCTTGTGACATGATCACCCCTATGAGTATTTTGATGAGCAAGTAACAACTCAAGTTCAGCCCAAACAATATCGGTTATAGTTTTAAGATCTCCAATAGCATCATCAAGATCAACTCTCCACAATATTCCCGCTTCCATATGTAACAACATGTTGAATCTTGGATCCATAGGAACAGCGAGAGAAACTATCGTTGGAGTTGTTATCCAAGTTCCACAAGTAAACACTCCTAAAGCTGTGTTAGCTGTTATCTCATGAAACTCACCCGTGATATCAACCATATACATTCCAACGTAATAATCCTTAACTCGAATAATTTTTCCCACTCCTGAACCACTTTCAGGATCAGTTGTACAAGTAACTGCTGTAGACGTTGCACTATCAACTGTCATGTAGAATAATCTCTTAGGTCGTTGCGGATAATAAACTCTTACAGTATTTCCACTTTGTTTAGAAGGAATATAAATCTTTCCATCTTTAAACGTGTATCTTATGTTACTTGTTAAGAGATAATTTCGTATATGAAGAAACCTATTAACAAATTCTAAAGGAAAAGTATCTCTTGGATTAGTTGCTCCACCGGTAATGTCCTCAACTCCCGCTATCCTAACCACCCCTAAAGGTAAAGCATAACTCAAAGCTCCATTTAAAGCTATATCATAATAAGCGGAGAAAAACCTATCATCCATTTTGACAATTCTTGCACAAACAATTTCAATAGCATCCTGAACATAAGCCAGAGCTGTATCATTGGCTGTGACTGGTCTATCTTCATGTTCTCCAACATGCCGCCGAGTTTTCTTTATTAAGTCTATAAGATGTTCAACCATTTCTAAACTCCCGGAACGTGAGGAATATTAACTTTACCTTGAGAATAACCTAACAACCTACTTAACTTTTTAAAGATTGATCTCCCTGCTCGGTAAGCTAAAAGTAAATCATCAGATGCTTCCTTAGATGCTTTTATTTTATTATCTAAACGTCTTTCTTGTATTTCTTTAAAGAACTCTTTTCTTGCTTTTAAACTTCTGTTATAATACAATATCTCTTTAACCATGTTTAAAGTTCTGGCATCAAGTGATCTGTAACTCTTGTCAAAATTTTCAACCCTTAAAAATTCCCAAATAACTCCATCATTATTCCGCCCAAAAATAATAATTTTATCAATCTGAAAAGAATACTCAACACTGAGAGTCAAACCGTGTTTTTTACCTTCTGCAGTAATAAGTTGAATGTAAGGGTTGTTTTTCAATCCCTGAAAAATAATTTCATTCCTATGCATGTCTTGTTTATCATCACAAGGATTAGCCTTTTGAGTTGGTTGCAGACCACTTGAATATCCCACTTTTGTACCCCCTTATGCTTTATACTTTCGTCCCGGATTTTTAGCAATAAGCAACCTTATAGGCTTAGACGCAGTTTCTTGCCGAACATCAATAAGATTCTCTTTCCAATGACCAAACATTACTTTCCCCTTGTTTGTGTTACCAACATCTTGAAAATGTAACAATAACTCATCCGGAGACAAAACCCCAACAGTTGGGGTCTGAGTAGATGCATGTGTGAATTGATCGGTCTCTTCATTCGTCCATGTTGTTCCGCTAACAGAACACTTGACAACTTTCCCAGCGTCATTCGCATTTGCATCATCTTCATAACTAATGATAACGTTATTATTATCAAGACTTTGTATATCTGATGTTAAAGCAGCGGTTGTTGTAAGAGCTAACTCGGTCTTTTTTGTCGGAACACTCAATGCAATAGTTGCCATATTAACATGGAGGAAAGTTGAATCAATCCAACTAAACGCTACACGATCAACCCCAATCGCTGCACATGAAATCCCAGTTGCTGCAGAAGCTGCTCCTGCCATACTTACCTCAGCACCAAAAACAATAGCTTTTGCAGTGCTTACAGTTCCACAACACATTGTGATTGGATCGTTTGTGTCTCCTCCGGCTTGATACACAACTGCAACATCTCCAACAGTATGAGAACAAATAGTAATTTCTTTCGTATCATCCCCACCATCAAATTCAACCGCTGTTCCACCTGCTGAGAAAGTAAGATCGCTATCAAAATTAGACGCTATAGCTAATCCTTTCTTATCCGCAGTAAGAGCATAAGCAATACAAACTGTTAAAGTATTTGCAAGAACAATAGAAGTTCCTGCTGTTTTTGCTAAAGCACCAGCATTTAACTCTTTCTCATCACCGAGAGTAATAGCCCCATCACTGTCAAGTGATCCACCTCTTACACAAAGGTAATCACTTCCACCATCATCAACATAAGAACACGCAAATTCAGTACTTGAAAGTTTACAAATATCAATATCAGTAGTAGCCGCATTATTAACCAAAGTCGCAGCTTCGGTAAAAGTCATAACTCTTGTTAAAGTGTTAATAGCAATCGGTCGAACATACAACTTAGTTGCAACAATAAATGCAATCACAGCAACTGTACGACTTAAAACAGCTACTTTAGTTTTAGTTGTAACTGCATTACTGGCAAGCTGCTCAGCAACTGGAAAGTTAAACCCACTTGTAAGTAAGTCTAAATCTTCAATATAAGCACCTTCGCTATCTGATTCAATTATAAGTGGAACTTTACCATGTAAACTCTTTGGACGATTAAGTAATGGTTCAGCAGCTACTGGAACACCTGTTGCATATGACCAAATATAAAAACCATCTAAATTCTGAATCCCAATGCCTCCGACAAGTTTCGGAAGACCTATATAATTTCTAAATCTCATCTTAAATCCTCCTTATTAGTAAGCATCGTTTCTAACGCTGCCGTTTATCCTCAAAACATAAGCTGCAAAAACTTCCGAAGTTGATGTGCTTCTAACATCTATAGTTGTGCTAACCCCGCTAATCTTCGGCAGAACTGTTCCATCGTCCTCAACATACATACCTTTGTCTTTAAACAATACAAAGACATTCGTATGTTTTCTAAATGGTAGTGTAGGCTTGGTACTCATAGCGGTATTTGCAGAAGAGTTAGTTGTTCCACTTATTGGATAAGCGGCAAGTTTCCCAAGACCACTATCTTCCAAGCTTAACATCCAGAAACCAAAACTAATAGATGCTGATGTACTTCTTACATCTATAAGGTGGTTCTCAATCTGACCCAACATAACCTTACCAGTGTTGGTATCCCCATCATCTCCAAAACCAACAAGCACTCTCACATCCGTCAAAGCACAAACTGCCGTATTTTTACAAGCGCTTAAAGTAAACACATCAATCTTACCAGTTGTTAAAACTGTTCCACTTCGGCTAAAAAGATGAACTGTTCCAAGATCACTTGTTGCATCATTCTCATAAACAGCTACAAAATTCTCACTATCAAGGGAATCAACGTCTAAAGTTAATGCCGCAGCAGCTGTGAGTTCCAATGCGCTCCCAGCAGTAACAGTAACCCCATCAATAGTAGCAACCAAAGCGTGAGCGAAAGTGCTATCAATCCAACTAATAAGAACAACGTCCTCAATAGGTGTTTGTATTTTAATACTCGTTGCTGTGCCAGTCTCGAAATTAGCCGCTGCTGCTCCGACAGTAACAACCGCATTGACCGCCACAGTACCCAAGCGATATACCCCATTTCCACCTCCAGTAGACCAAGCTAACATTATCTTTCCATCAGCATATGATGTGATGTCAGGAAGAGTCGACGAAGCTGTTGAATCAAACTCTTTGGTTGTTCCGGGATCTTCAATAATAACCCCTGAAAAGGTTGCAGCTATTACATCAATATGACCATCACTTACAAGTGCATGAACAACCGCTATAACACCGTCTCTTGGAATACAAATCCCAGTTCCATTCTTACTACAAGCAGTAGAAACTAATAGTTTTTCCGCTCCTGTGGTTATAACTCCTGCTGCAGTTACAGTACAAATTCTTGCAGCAAGATAGTCATCACCACCATCGTCAATAAAAGAAATTGCAAATGATGTAGTTGAAATCTTTGTAATATCACAACTTGATACCACAGCACCATTAAATTCCTTCTCAGCACCAAAAGTAATTACCCCCGCAGAATCAACTAATTCCGCCTTAAGATAACCCTTATTATTATACGCATACATCACAATAGCCATACTTGGAGACAAAGTCAACTTCTTAATCTGAGTTGTTGCACCAGTTGATCTAAACTGAGCCTCAGCAGTTCTAAACTGAGTACCTTGTCGATCCTTTTCTTCTAACTGTACTCCTCTATGAATTATGCCATAAGGAAAAACATGACTATTTCTCCAATGGTTTTTTCTCTTTTCCAACATTGGTTGATTAGCAACCGCTGCTGTAGTTCCAGTCACATAAAACTTTTTCATCCTATTAAACGTTAAACCCATTTTCAAAGCTCCTTACTTTAAGAGTATCCTTTTCGGAAGGTTTTATCCTTTTCCTCATTAAAGATTTTTGCACTTGAGACAAGTAAATTAATACCCATCCCAAGTGCCGTCAAGATAACCAAAGGAATGGCTATCAGTTATGATGTAAGTTCGATATCTCTTAAAGAACCAAACTTAGTACGATCAAGACCAATCATGTTCATCATCCATAAATACTCCGCAACATAATTTAACCTATTCGCAACCTTCTGCAAAATTCCAACATCACCCGGAACCCAATCAGCGGGTTCACTCTGAACTATATTAATATTCTTCGTATCAATATATTCCATTCTTGTCTCAGGATAAATCGGATCATCTAACATTGTCATGCCTCTGAATGTCGGACCTTCCCAATTACCCGCTACATCTAACTTAGACGCATTAGTGGTGATGTTCATGCTATCCGCTAACTCAAGATAAGTCTCAAGTGTATCAGAACCCATAAATATCAGATTTGGCATACCATTTGACTTTCTCCGGATATCATTAAACGGACCATTCATTCTCGCTCTCGTTAGTGGCTCAACTGTTCCAGCAGTTTCTCCATAATGAACCCATGATTTCCAATCAGGGTGGTTATCACTTCCAGTATCAATTCCTCCATAGTTATCATCAGAGTCATCAATAATTGATCTTAACCCATCAGGCTCATAAACAGCCCCTGAAGAGGCATGCTTGTTCCCATCAAGGTGAAGATAATCACCATTGGCAATAGCTACTGATGCGGTTACAAGTGTAATAATTGCACTTGTTGCTCCTGACCCAAGAGTGTTAATCGAAGCAATATGACAAACTCCATCAGAAGAAGCACCTTCTCCACTTCTAATCGCATCACCATTGAAGAAGTTAATCACTGCATTCTTCTCAAGAAAAAGCTGACCATTTGCAGCACTTCCTGCATCAGTGTTATCAATCCCCCAAGCATTATCAACAGTAATACTTGTAGTTGAAACCGTAGTATCAACTTGAGCTAACTTACCATCTGCATTACCCAAAGTCATCCTGTTCATATTCCTCAGATAATTATCCATGACAGTGGAAACTACCTGAGCAACCGCGGGATTAAACGCTGCACGATCCCCCTCGCTCTGTTTCATCAACTGAATACTTAACTGCATAATTGCCAGATTAGTTGTCAACTGAACTGACGCCTGAGCATAATCCCCAGCATCAGGAATAGGATTCAAAGCATTTTCCGCTCTTGATCCAACACCTGCGCCTGAAGGAAACTCCGTTGCCCAATAAGCAGTTTCGCCCGCTATGTGACTATGATCAAACTTTGTAACAGCTTCATCAAGAAACGGGTTTATCCTTTCTCTTGCTTTCTTTATAATCGGAAGATACCAATCTTTCATCCAGTCGCTATAATCCGATATAATAACTGTATCTGTTGCGCCCATCTTAAACCTTTCTTATAATTTGTAGTAAGTTAGGGTAAATTATTTCGCTATTAAATAATTTATACTCCCTCACGTTGTTTGCGTAAATTGTCAAAATAAGCTTTACCATTTTCCTCAGCAGCATTGATGTCATAAAGGTCAGCAACTTCATCTTTGGATTCATCAACAATTCCTGAACCTTTAGATGAAGGCATTCCGGGATCTTGGTTTTCAACATTAGTTAAGTTTTCAGTGCTACCACCGGCTGATTTTAACATTTTCATATTCTCCTCATGTCTAACCGAAGCAAATTTACGAATATCTTGCTCGCTTGGGATTTTACCATTAGCTACATAGTAAACAGAAATTTGATTGTGGACATCTCTTGCTGATGCACTTTGATAATCTTTAACAATAACACTGTTTGCGAACTTTAAAGCATCATCGAAGCTCTTATCAAGTTTTAAGTTATCATCTTGTGCGTTCTTAGCTTTGATATCGGTAATATCCTTTTGCAAACTTTTTATAAGCGGATGGTTTTCGATATCAATTTCTTGAGAAACGTTTGGTGTAGTATCTTTAGCATTACCCAAAATCATATCGACCTGAGAAACATAATTTGCAGACTCCTCAATAGTATGGGTTTTGAAATGATCCACATCTGCATGGAAAGCGTTCTGAGCTTTAACCGCTTTATCCATCATGCTGTTAACTCTTGTACTTTCCACGTTCAAAGCTTCTCGATCCTTTGCGAGTTCGGTAGTTTTTTCTGTATAGTCTCTTTGGAGATTCTTATCCCTATTCACCATGCGTGTGATTTCGTCAGGGGTATAAGTCTTTCCATCAACTACGAGTTCTTCCGGAGTGTCGGCTTGGAGGGTATTACCATCTGATAAGTCTCCATCGATTCCTTCAGTATTTGGTTCTCCCATGAGGGTACTCCTTTACTTTTAGGGGTCTAAGTCTGAGAGTTTTCTGCGTTAGAAGTCTCTTCGTTAGAGTTTCCTGATGTTTCTTGAGCACCAAGCATGGCAGTTATGAGAATCTTTCTATGACCCTGCCAGTGATTGATTGCTCTTTCTCTTAATTTTGCATCTTTTACTATCTTTAGTTTAAACTCCCTTGAGTTTAAAAGTTCTTCAATTATTTCAATATGAATAAGTTGGAACTCCCACTCTTCAGGAATAACTTCATTTCCTTCAAAGATAGTTTCATTCTCCTCATAAGCCATTTCACGTTGACGATCTTCTTTATCATACATAACTTCAGGAATGGCGAATTGAAGCATGTTTTGAACTCTTACTGGGTCTATGTTTCCAAATTTATCTTTTCCTATAAGACCACTATTAGCAAGTTCAAGGATAAGTTTCTGGGCGGTTCCTTTATGACGCATGAAACTTCCAGTCATTCTTACAGAAACTTTACTATCAGGATCAAGCATACTACCTCTGAAGTTTGCTATTTTTCTTGGTCGACCGTTGCCTATATAAGTTATAAGTTGTTCAGTATCTATCTTTTCCGCACCTATCTTTAAACTTTTCATCCCAAGTTTGATGTAAGAGTTTTCCCACATATCATCTGTAATGCCGAGTGGTTCTTGATCTTCTTCTTCTAACCTATCTAAACCAATAGCACTTCTTACATTTGGAGTTCCTGTTCCCTTTGATACAGAATGTAAGTTTTGGACATCTTCAAGATTCTTTCCCAATCTCGATGCATGACCAACTAAGTAATCCGGTAATGGTAAAACTTGTAACTGCTTTGGTTCTCTTCCAATCGCATGATTAACTATCTGACCGCTTATATCTGTAAGAGTTTGTATTCCGGAACCTTGAGGGTTTCCCCATTTAAGGTGACCCATGTTGGCAATATTTTCCTGCACAATACTGTTAGCTTCATTCATATCTTGCTGAATTGGAATCTGATCCTCTATCGGAGGTTGAGGATAAAACTCACCCGGAGGAGGTTCGCCCCACAGGAACTCAACGAGAGGATAATCCAACATATGTTTATATCTCCATGTGGATTCTTTCAAAACTTTTGTTAATGTAGTTATGAGAATCTTACCCTTTTTATCTTTATTGTTTGGTTTTCTTAAATAAATAAACTCCGTAGCTCCATTGTTTATCCTTTGTCCTATGTGCATCCGTGATAGGAGAGACAAATCATGATTAGCATTTGTGTTAGTTATGTTGTCTGGCTCTACCTCAATCCCGTAAGTAAGAGGGAAATAAGTAAGATCTCTTTGAAAAGCAAGAATAACATCAAACTTATCATCAATAGAACCAACACTTAAATCATGCAAAACATAATGAGGGGGTAAAACTTCCCACTTGATATTAACAACAGGTTTACTTGTTACTTTCTTTTCTAAGGTATCAGGATCAACAAATTCTTTTCCGTAATCATCTAACTCAACCACCGGAGTCATGTTAGTATTATCTTCTTCATCTCTTATATAAACATAACAGATTCCAAAATCTATTGTGTTATTTGCCATTGTGTAGCGGAGTTTTTGCCATCCGTTTACATTGAAAGTTGTATGGTGGAGAAACGCATTACCAGCGTCTACTGTGTCGAGAGTTTCTAAATTAACCCCACCGGAGGGTATGACTTCAAACTCTGGACGTACCTTAACCACCCTCGGCATCATCTGTCTCTTCCAAGCACCGATGAGGTTTATCTTAGAACGTTTTTGACCCTCTGGAGTCTGTACAGTGATTAAACCATTATCCTCATCCAAAACGCTATATTGTATGCCTCGACCAAACGCCGTACAAGCTAACCACAAAGCTCGATATCCACGTTGTTGATTGAGATAAGTATTAAAGATCCCATTCACTGCTTTAGCTTTTCTTGATTTAGAAGAGCCGTCTATATCCTTTCTCCATGTTGCGAGATTAGCCATTAATACAAGCTCCTTTCAACTCCGAGAAGATTTTTTTCCTTTTGAGTTATCTTGCCCAAAGATTGAACTTTTTGATAAGTTTGTAATTTCTTATTCTCTTTCATTTGCTTAATTTCTTTAAGCTTGTTTTCAATAGTTCCAACAATACCTTTTGGCTCCTCAGGAAGAGGGTTACCTTTTGATTCAGCTATATTTACTTTAAGATCATAAATTGTTTTTTTCTGATGCTTGTTTTCTGCAATCAGATATCCAGTAATCAAGGTTAAAAGTATAACAACATAAATCATCTTGCAACCGCCCTTCCGAGGTCAATACCTCTTCGTCCTATATCACGTGACTCTTTTCGTTTTCGTTTTATCTTTTCCATCCGAGTTTCAACCTTTTCACTTTCAGGTTGGTTGTAAAAAGAAACAAGTTTCATAACACCATATCTTGTCTCATCACCATGATGATCAAACTGATTCGGGGCGGGCTTAGAGGCATCTTGCTTCCTATCAGGATCACCCCAAACATAATTCTTTAAACTCTTTCTCGTATTAACACAGCGGGGATTAATCTTAAGCCATCCTTTTTGGAGATATTGATTAACTCTATCAGTTCCGATGTTGATTTTGTTATTCCCCATCTCCCATGACATGTTAATTCCTCTTGCCTGAAAAGCTTTTTCAAACGCTTCCGCTATAGACTCTTCAACATCAAGAGAAGTTCTCCTCTGCAACCTTGCTTTACATGCAGGATCAATAACCCAATACTTTGGTTTTATACTTTGTATTGATGGAAAACCAAGAGTACTTTTCATCCTTCTAACAAAATGATATTGTAACAAATTATCTATTGATTCAACAGTTTCTTCAATTCCGTTGTTTGGATAACCTGTTAAGCAAAGTTCGTCATATTTGATAACCTTTGAGAAGTAACTTCCTTGAGCTTCAACCGTGTAAAATCCAACAGCGGTTACTCCATTTGCTCCCCAACCATAATCCAAAGTAACCATTGTATCAATATCAAGAGGTGGAAAAATATCTTCATCGTTTACGAAACTTTCGTCCCAATCATAGACTGATCCGGCGGTCGAACCCCAAAGACCAAGTAAGAACATCTTTCCTTTTTTAGAATTTCTCCCACCGTATTTCTTCTCCATATTAGGAATGTAGTCCGGAGGCAAGTTCTCTATATTGTCATAAGTTGATGAGTGAATACAGAGAAGTTCTGGATCATACTTTTCTCTTTCCTCTAAAGACTTACTTTCTAACAAGTCCTCGTTCTCACCCCACATGTCGAAGACCCAATTCTCACAAGGGTTAGCTACTGCAAAAGCGGAGTGAAATTCCATCGGTATATTGGTTAAAGTTTTAGTTCTCCTTAAACGATGAAGATCAATTTCGTCCCAAGTGGTCTGGGGTATTTCTTCTATCTGTTCAAAATAAGCTGAACCTAAATTCCTACTTCTAAACTTAGCAAAATCCTCCATAGGTACAAACTGAATCTCACTATAGTTAATAAGTTGAACAATATATCTCTTTTTGTCAAAATGTTTAATCCAACCAGTTGGTTCTATAAGTTCAAAAAAGTCCCTCATCGTGGTATCTTCTAAATCTGTTCTTTTTAATCGTCCTATAACAACACTGTTTCCCGCAAGGTCTCCGAAGTAAGGAGTGTTAGAACAAAGATTAATTGTTCTAATCATAGCGGATAAAGTTTTCCCTGAACCTACAGCTCCTAAAGTAAGTGGATTTCTTGCTCTCGTAGTGGCGAATATCTTTTGATGCCTGTGGAGTTTCGGCCAATCGAAAAACTCATCCACCTCGTCCGAACACATCTTATTAACACTCAACTGACTTCTTCTTTCTCTTCATCTTCTCCTTGTTCCATAGCCTTGAGATCGTCCTCAACTTCCTTCGTCATTTGAGCTTTTAAAGCTTGAGCTTCAGGATGATTACTAACATATGGATCGTCCTTAAACGGATCGTAACTCTCATCATGGATAACAATATCGTTTCTTGTCTTGCTCTCCATGACTATCTTCTCAGCAGGTTTTCCCATCGAGTAAGCAAGTACAGCCATAGCGGAGTTATACTGAACACTGTGAGGTACTTCCCCAGCTTCTTCCACGAGAGTAAATTTACCATCAACTTTCACTCTTCCTTGATTCTTCATCAGTTGAGCAAGTTTCTCTCTTGCTGCGATGCTATCACTGTCGAACCCAAGCCTTACTTTAGAAGCGTTATCTAAGGATTTATCCATCTTGATATCAGTCAGTTTTGCCAAAGCTATCATAAACTTCTTATGATGTAAAGTGAGGAAAGTAATCGTGTTTTTGTTCAAGCCTAAAATTCTTGCAATTTCACTCTTTCCATAACCATTGATTAAGAAAACCAAGATATGCTGTTGCCTCGGTTGAAGCTCCATCACTTCAGGATACTTAACCACATCCATTAAGGTGATTTGCTCGTTACCTTTAACCAGCCCTGTGTTAGTTTTATCCATCTTGGTTATCCGCTTTTGAAAAGTTTGAAAGGAAAAAAGTCTTTTCTTTTTTCCAATATAACTATATAAGGAGAAGAAAGCAAGTTAAATTATTTCATAGGGAAATAATTTAATAGTGTTCAAATGTGTGGTAGTGGGTTTTTGATTTATATATTTAGTCAAGAGTTTGTGGGAAAAGGGTTTATATAGTTTCCAAGTTCTCGTAATAGTTACGGATGGGGAAAGC